ACCAGAAGAAATCCGCCATCGATGGTGCCTCCTCGCCAAAGGCAGGTGAATCACATCGCGGCAACCATGTGAATCCTGTTTATGGGTCCGGACCCTAGTTCCGCGTCGTTGTAGTGGAGGAAGAAGAAGCGCCGACGATGCTTAACCACCGTTTTAAAGGCTTCCCAACTGCTTCCAATTTGCTCTGCGGGCATTGCGATTAACGGATCGCGGTAGCACCAATCCTGCTCGGGCATAGCCTCTGCAATCGCTTCCATGAGTTCGCCATTACGGTCCCGAGGGAGTTCGAGCCCGATCTCCACCTCGAGCATGGTGCGCGTGTCTAACTCGTATTCCGAAAACATCCTGTCCTTCGTTTCCGGATCGCATGGCAGTGCTTCATCGGCTCGATCGTATTCGAGATCGATCTGCGGGAGCATATATTCGAGGATCTTGGTCAGATCAGTTGCGCGGACGCTCTCGCCTTCGTCGCCGCAATAATCGCAGTGGGCGGCATTGGCCTCCGTTACTACCAGTGCCGAGAGGTGCGGGTCGGCAAAGCAGTTCGAGCAAACCTTCTTGCCGTCCAGGCCACTGAGTTGAAGTCGCTGTTCCCCAGCGTGGATCATTAGGTCACTGAAGTAGCCCATCGTATATCTTTTCTCGCGTCGTTCCTGCTGATCACGGCTCAAGAAATATGAAAGCGCGTCCGTTTCAATTCACTTAACCATATGCCGATCATTAAGGTCTGTAGGGCAGCACCAATATCCGACATTTTAGGCCAGTTCGCTATTAAGGGTTGCTAACAGCTCCCGTCAGCCTCCTCAAATCCTCCACAACATCTCCAATCCCCGCCTGCACGGTGGAGAGGTAGTTGGGATCGTAGGCGGCGTAGAGTTCTGAGGTTTTGAGCACGCGGTGGCCGAGCTGGCCGGCGAGTTCCCATGGGTCGACGCCGCGGCGGCGGAGTTCGGTGGCCATGGAGTGGCGCAGCAGCTTCGGCCCCCATGTCTGGGGCAGCTTCAGCGTCTCACGCATGGTGTCCCAGGCGGAGCGGATGGAGGCAACGCCGGTCTGGATAATGATCTCTTGGCCGGTTTTCGGGTCCACGGTGACCTTTTCCTTGCAGACGAACCAGTCCTGCGTCGCGCACAGCCACTCTTCCAGCAGGTCGTTCACGACGATGACCGGGCGGTGCTTTTTGGTCTGGATGCGGCCCACGGGGTTAAGGGCGAAGCGGCGATCCTCGCGCAGCCACTGCTGACGCTCCGGCCGCACGCTCATGTCCATGATGGCGTCAGGCCGGGCGAGGGTGCAGATGGCTGCGATCAGATAGCGCCGCAGCGGCAGCAGGCGGGCCGGGTGGCCTGCGTAGTTGCCCGCGCCGCTCTGGGTGTAATCCAGCATCTCCGCCATCTGCGCAACCGTGATGCGCTCGGTGCGCGCAGCCGACACTTCTGGCCGCGTCTTGTGCTTGATCGGCGGCACGTAAAGGATGCGCCGGTTCTGCCAGGCATGGTTCAGGGCCGCCTTCAGCTGAATGATGCTTTCCTCGACCGTGGCCGGTGAGCGGGGGCGGGATTTGCCCGCCACCCATTCGCCCTTGTCGTTTTTCTTGCGCGCGACGATCGGCTCCGACAGCAGCCGTTCGCGGAAGCGGTTGAGGAAGTTGTTGTCGATCATGTTGGGCATTACCGGGTCGCTCAGACGCCCGGCCTTCACCTCGCGATCGATGAAACGCTGCATGTGCTTGAGGCGCGCCTTGATCGCCTCGGCACTGGCCTGCTTGGAGCCATGCTCGAGGTAATAGTCCAGCATGGCCATGCTGACATCGTAAATCGCCTGATCTTTCGCGGTCGGCCGGAAGGTGGAGAGATAATGCTCGTCCAGCCGGTCGCAGGCTACTCGAACGTCAGCTGTGCCCGTCGTCTTCCGGCACTGGCGTCCACGCTCTTTGTCGTACCACCAGATGTAAAGGTTGCCGCTCTTGGGCTTTCCGTCTCGCCCACGCTCAAAATCGAGCCAAAACGATCCGCGCTGGTAGATGCCGCCTTTAATGATTGTCGCCTCCGTGCGTGTTCCTTCAAGAGTTCTGCCTTGGCCTCGCTGATGCGTTCGAGGATGCCTAGCGAGACGATGGTGTCGAGCATCTCTGGCGTGAGGTGGATGCCCTTGCCGCGTTCCGCAGCGCGGGTGAGTTTGCGGTCGAGATCAATCAGGGCGGACATGCGTGGGCCTCCTCTGCAGAGCAATTCGGGCAGGTGGTTTTGTCGTGCGCCTGCCGCCAGCCTTCCGGCAGCCAGGCGTGGGTGAGAAATCCCTGCCGGTTGTATTTCAGGACAAGTTTGCCGGTGGCGCCGCAGATCGTGCAGCGCACCACGGTGAAATCGCAGGCGCAGGTCACGGCCGGGGCCTCCGGGTGATGGTGACGGACGGGCCGCCCGACAGGGCGGACTGGATGATGCGCACGGCCTGCGCTGCAGTCAGACTGCGCAGCATCGTGATGCACCAGAACTCGGGCGGCAGGCCGGAGATCTGTTCGTCATTGCCCCAGGAATAGGTGACCTCAACGCAGGGGTGATCCTCGCGCCAGCCGATGAGGGTGAGGGCGGGTTGATGTGCGTTGTCATGATCGAGCATGGCGCTGATGATCATGCCGTCCGGCCCGGTAAAGGTGCGGGTGTCAGCAGACATCAGGAGATCCTTTCGAGAAGAACCGCGAACACGGCGGCAATGCTGAGCGCGAGCTTCATCGGAAGATCCCGCGGGCGCGGCGGAGAGCGGCGCAGCCGGACGGTGACGGCGGGCGCTTGCAGTGTCGGCAACGTGGTGTCGCGGATCAACTGGCGGCGTGCGTGATAGACATGAAATGGCTCGCGTTTCATGCTGCCCTCGCGGTGGTGTCGCGCAGCCTAAGCCGGCGGCGAATTGCGTCCAGCTCGGCGCGCTCGGCATCGGTGAGCGTGCCGGAATTTTCCGCCTGTGCGCGGGCGCGGCGTTCCAGTTCGTCCTGCCATTGCAGCAGGCGCTGGAGCCGCAAGCGGCGACGTGTCATTTCAGCGGCGGCTGCTGCGCGAATTCGGCCGCCGGTGGGAAACCAGTCATCCCGCTCTGTGCCGGAGAGGCGAATTTCGCGAACGGCGTCGCGAAGAATATCGGCAGGAATATCTGCAACTTCTTCCAGCATCGTCCGCACCCGGCCTTCACCGTCAGCGCCCGGCATGCGGGCCGCATTTTTCGAGAGCCGCAGCGTGCCGATGAGGCTGAGGGCTTCCTGCCGCGTGGCGGATGCAAGGCCAACTTGCGCATGGGAAATCGCCTGGGCAATTGCGCTGAGCGCAGCCGGCACGGCGGCTTCCGGCACGTGGGGCAGGCCGAGGAATGTGGTGCTTTCCAGATAGCCCTCAGGCTCCCATTTCAGCCTCAATGGCGCGTAGGATCGGATCGCTGAACCCGGCCGGGCTTGGGGTCTCATGGGCGTGCTCGAAGCGCGGTTGGCGCAGGATCCAGCGGCGGAAATCAGCCGACCAGTCAGCGCTGAGAATTCCACGGCTGCGGTAGTGGGCGACGAATTCATGGGTGATCCTCATGAGTTTTTCAGGCGACCAGGCAGAGCCCGGCGTGTTCATGGCGACGAAGGCGAGATCCTCAGGCGAGGGCTGCCAGTCGGGCGAAATCGGAATTTTCAGAGGAGCGGGGGGCTGCTGCCGCTGCGGCTCCGGCGTAGTTTCAGCAGCAGCGTAAGCTGATGCTGAAACGTATGGTGACTGTGATGGTCTGGCCGTTTGCTGGCCGCGTTCTGGGGCGTTTGTTGCCCCCTGTGTTCCAGCATGTGTTGAGCATGTGTTGGCGCTGCGCTGCCTCCGGCTGGCGGCAGATGCCTTGCCCGCGCGGCGGCGTTTCTCGATCAGTTCATCCGTGCGGGTGAGTTCGGCATCCACACGCTTGTTGCGATAGCCGTCTTCATGGCGGGCGAAGAATTCAAGAATGACGTCTCGTGAGGCGGACCACTCTCGGCTGCTAAGGCCAGCGATGCGGGCAAGGCGGGCTTCATCCAGCGGGAGCTGCCCGTTGTTCGTCCATGCGTGCATGATCAGCAGCAGGTAGGCGCCATGCTCGGAGGTGGAGAGGTGGCGCGTGTCCGCCAGATAATCGGCCACGTACAGCGGCATCCAGGCACGGCCTTCGCTCATGACGTGCCTCCATGATGGCTGAAGATGGGAAGTGCTTTGGGCAAAGTTCGTCCTTTCCCGCCCGGCAGGTTCGGGCAGGTTCGAAAATCAGTCAGGTGTCAGGATTGGTGGGAGAGCGGGGCGTTAGCCGGTGTCGGCAATTCTCCTGTTCGCGGCAGGCGGCAGCGGCTCCGGCTGATCATCGTTGGCCGGAGGCGGCGTGCGGTCGTTGGCGGCGTGGAAGCCGGTGATGGGCAGCCGGATCTCCGGGTTGGGCATGGCTGACGGGCGAATGGTGCGCAGGATCTCCATGCCAACCACAAAGACATGGCCGCAGATCAACTGCTCCCGGCAGTGGTAATAAATCTCGCGGTAGGTCTCGGTGGTCTTTCCCGCGCTGCGCGCAAACGCCCGCTCACCGCAATGCGGGCAGCGGATGTGCGGCAGGCGAGGGGCGGGGCGGGTCATCGCACGGCCTCCTTCTCCGGTTGGGTGGGTGCAAGTTCGAGAGCGATCAGGCTTTTCTGCAGTGCCTCGATGGCCTCGATAATTTCAGCGGCGGCTCTGGCCTTGTCCCGTTGATGGGCATGGGGCGAGCCTGCCAGCACCAGGGCGTGCATGGCCTCGCCCGTTTCCTTTGCCGCAGCGGCAGTCGTGTGGATGAGGCACGGCTGGCTCTGGCGCGCACGCTCGGCCTCGCGATCGAGCTTCAGGGCGTAGGACTCGAACAGCGGCGTGCCGATGCCACCAGCCGCCTGGAAGGCGAGATCAAGCCGCAATGCATCCTCTACGGAAATGCAGGGCTCGGTGTCTGGGTCGGACCAGTTGCGGATGGTGCGCTCCGCCACCTTGCGGGTCTCGGTGCTGAGCGCTGCTGAACAGCCGTCCCAGCCGATGTGGGCCGCGATCCGCGTGATGGCATCGCAGAACGACGCGGGAGGGCGAACTTTGGTCATGCCATGTCCCCTTCACCGGATTGCAATTTCAGATGTGGATCGCACGGGCCTTCGCAGGTCGCCATTGATACGGTGGGCGCATTCGGGGCGAAGGGCGGGAGATCGACAGGGTAGATGTCAGGTCGGAGCAGGTGGCGGGAGACGCCGTAAAGCCGCTCGGCCGTGAGGACATACTCAGCGGGCATTTGCCTGGAGCTTTTCAGCCACCGCCAAACGGTAGGCTGGGACACGCCAAGATCACGTGCCAAGGCGCTCTGTGAGGCAGCCTTATCGATGCAGGCTTTTAATGCCTCATACGGGGTCGATTTCATGTCCATGGCTATAGGCATATACGAATACGTATAGCATGGCAATACGTAAAAATTTAGCAGTTCGTTATTTGTTTTCGTATAGTTTTGGCCGGTGACAGAGATTCTTGGCGAGCGCATTCGAATGAAAATGGAAGAGCTTGGGCTGTCTCAGTCCGAGCTGGCTCGTCGTGTCGGTGTTCGTCAGCCGACGATCAGTCGTCTGCTGCTGGGGGAGGCGGCAGGATCAAAGCACCTCCATGTCATCGCGCGTGAACTTCGCACCACGCCGCAATACCTGACCGGCGAGACCGACGATCCACAGGAAGGCGCAGTGCCGCTTCCTACGGTGGCCATGATGGCGGAGCACCTTGGTCTGGTGGAGATCAAGGAGCTTGACCTGTCCTACGGCATGGGTGCGAGTTACCTCGACAGCCCTGTCGTGACCCAGACCCGGCATTTCCCGCTCGCCTGGCTACGGTTCTACACAGGCAGCAACCCGGAGAAGCTGTTCTTCGCCCGTGCCATAGGCGACTCAATGGCCCCGACACTGCTCGACGGCGACATGGTGCTGATTGATACGGCAGACCAGAACCCTCGCTTCGCGGATCAGATCTGGGCTATCGCTTACGGCATCACCGGCATGATCAAGCGCCTGCGGCCGATGCCTGATGGCTCGGTGAAGATCCTCTCCGATAACGACCGCGTGCCGCCTGAGATTGCCGTGGATGGCGAGATGCACGTCATCGGCCGCGTCGTCGCGGTGATCCGGAGGCTGTAGGCCTCATTGCACCATCGTTATGGCTTGCTTAACCCTCTGCAGCCGAAAAATGCGGCCCTGAATTCGGTTAAAGGGGGTAAACGTGAGTATTTTTCTGACTGTTTGTTTTTTCCTGGCATCCGCCGCTGTGCTGTCAGCTTCGATTATTGCCTTGGTTCGACCATTGCCAAAGGTAGGACTGGGTAGCCGCAAGAAAGCAGTTCAGGGGTTGGGTGTGGCATTTGCCCTATTCGTTGCCATGGTCATTGTTATGCCCAAGCCAGACAGCGGTGAGCCTGAAAAAGAGGCTGCTCCAGCAGGAACCATTGCGGCTGTCGACTCTCAGATCGCTCACGTGAAGGTCACAGAGGCGACCAGCTACGCCAGCATCAAGGTTGACCTGAAGCAAAGCTGGTCGGCCAAGGATATGCCGACACAAGCTGCTATGGTGATCGAGGAAGTTGGCAAGGCATTGAAAAAAGGTTCTCCTGAAATTCCGCCAGAGATCGAACGGATCAATTTCTGGTTCACCTTACCGATGGTGAGCGTGTCCGGCGAGGAAAGTCGGGCGCAGGTTTTCAACATCACATTCAAGGCCGATGATCTTCGCGGGGTCGACTACGGCGCTGTTCCCACTAATCGAGTGCTGGATCTTGGAGATAAGATCAGCTTCGGAGGCATGGCGGGCAGAGATGCCGCTGCCGAATACTGCGGCGCTGATGGCCACGGTTGGAGCCCTGGCTTCTGCCGACAGGTGTTGTCAGGCCTTCGAGGTTAAGGCGCTGTCTCCATCCGCAAATCCGTGGTGAAGCCGCCGTTGCTGTCGAGGCGGTGGCTGACCTCGGTGATGAGCCAAGTGGCCGCGTCGATCTCGGGCTTGAAGCCTCTGACGTTCACCCGCTGCTCGGGGTAGGCGTCGGGTCGGCCGAAGGCGAGCTGGAGATCGAGTGTGGCAGGCGAGCGCTTGAGGCGGTCGCGCTCGGCAATGGCGGCGCGTTTGGCCTCTGCCTCGCTGGCGAAGGTGCGGCGCAGGCGCTTGGCTCCCTGTTTTTCCCCCACCGTCACCGATTGGCGTTTGGCTTCGCCCGTGTCGTGCCAGTAGGCGGTGACGCCCGCCTTTTCGTCCTGCGTCTGGCGGGACCAGCGGTGCCGGTCGCCCTCCTTGCGGAGGATGGTCAGCAAAGGAATCGGCTTGCCGCCGGGCGTCGTTCCGGCTCCCTTGCGAGCAAAGATCAGGCACCCGGCCTTGATGGTGGCCACGGCGTCATGCTCGCTGCCCAAGCGCCGCAGCAGGGCGGTGTCGCTCTCCCGGCTCTGGCACAGCGTCGGCACGGCAACGGCGGCCAGCTCCGGCGCGATGCGGGCCGAGAGGCCATTGCGACCGGCAACGTCACTTAGAACCGCCCCCAGCGTCGTCTCATGCCAGCTCTGCTCGCGGCGCAGGCGAATGGCGCTGGTGAGGTCGGCCGAGCGGGCGCGCAGCCGGATCTCGTCGGGCGGGCCGGAGTGCTCGATCTCGTCCACCTTGAAGCTGCCTTTGCCGACAAGGCCGGGGGTGACGTCGCGGCCCTGCTTCCAGCCCAAGGCCAGGGTGAGCACCGCGCCGGGGCGGGGGAGGGCCAGCCCGCCGTCGGTGTCCTCGAGCACGATGTCGAGCTGGTCGGCCTCGTCATCGCGCTTCTCGGAGAGCGACAGCGAGACGAGGCGCGGGCGCAGCTTGCCGGTCAGGTCCGCGCCTTCCAGCGTCACCCGCCAGTCGGGCATGTTGTGGCGGTACTCGCTCATGCCGTGGCCTCGGCTTCGCCATCCGGATCGGCCACGCGCAAGAGGTCGAGCGCAAAGTCGATGCGGCGCGGGCGGCCGTTGTCGTGAAAGGCCTTGTGGCGCTCATCGAGCGCGGTGATGACGTAGCTGCCCAGAACGGTGCCGGTGCCGTCAACCAGCGGCAGGGCCTCGCCCTGGTCGGCCATCTCGCGCAAGGTCTCAAGCGAGACCGGGCCGTCTGTGATCTCGGAATAGACCGCGCCTTGCAGGCAGATGGTGTCCTCGCCGGGGCCGACGAACTGGGTCGCGTCGCGGGCACCGATGCGGGCGGCGCGGGCATGCCGCCAGTCGGTGCGCCGTTGCAGCTCGCTGTAGGCGAGGGTCGGGATCTCGAAGACGAACAGGCCAAGGGCCATCAGGTGCATGGCGGGGATCCCTTAGTTGTCGCGGAAGGTGCGGGCGGAGCGTTCGCGCTCGATGCGCTCGATGGCGCTGCGCACGGCGCGCTCGATGTCGGCCGGGGTGCTCTGCCCGTTGACGTTGATGGTCAGGTTGTAGGTGTTGCCGCTGGCAGGTAGCGCAGCCATCAGGGCAGGGGATGTTGCTGGCCCTGCGGCGCTCGGGCTTGCGGCCAGGAGCGCGGGCGCGGTTGCTCCAACGGCCATGGCGCGGGTGAGCTGGCCGGACAGGTCGCGGATGCGGTTGAGCGGGCCGGTGGCTCCGGTATCGAGGCCCTGATCGAGACCCGCCATGACGTCGCCGCCCAGCCCCATGAACACCCGGCTGGGCGAGCGAATGCCGAGCGCATCCTTGAACCAGTCGCGCACGGATGTCGCCGCGCCGAGCACGGTGTCCTTCAGCGCTTTCAGCTTGCCGGTGATGCCGTTGATCACGCCGTCGATGAGGTTGGCTCCGAACGCCTTGAAGCTCTGCCACATGCCGGAGAGGCTGCTCAGCGCACTGCTGACGGTGAGGGCGATGCTGTCCCACAGTTCGCGCCACCATGCCGCGATGTGCTCCCAGTTGTTGTAGAGGTAGAGGCCAATGGCCACAAAAGCGGCAATTGCGGCAATTGCTGCCAGAACAATCCCGACCATCGGCAGCATGGCGATGTTAAAGACGCCCGCGATAAAGGCGAGCGCGGCAAAGGGGGCGAGCAGGGCGGTGATGGCCAGCGCCAGCCCGCCAAAGCCGAGTAAAAGGCCGGAGAGAACACCAGCGGCCCAGAGCATACCCTTGACCAGACGCGGGTTCTCATTCGCCCAGGCGCGCAAGCGGTTGAGCAGATCACGACCTTTTTGAGCGAAGTCGACAACGGTCGGTAGGAGTTTCTCCCCCAACGTGATGTTGAGGGCGCTGAAGGCATTGCGGGCCAGTCCGGTCGCGCCTTCGGTCGTGGCGATGCGGGTGAGGAATTCCTGCTCCATTGACCCGGCGTAGCGGGCGGCATCGCCGACCAGCGCGAGGTTCTCCTTCAGCTGATCGAGGTTGTTAAGCAGGGGGGAGATGGCAGCAATCGATTCGGTGCCAAACAGTTGGCTCAGGGTGGCGGCTTGCAGTTCGGGTGCGAGTTTGGCTACTCGCTGCAAGACATCAATAATGGTGCCAGAGCCGTCCATCTGTATGGACTTAGCTACACCTGCTGCATTCAGGCCGAGCGCCTTGAAGGCCTCCTTCTGGCTCTTGGTTGCCGATGCGCCCTTGGTCAGTGCGAGCGTCATGTTCTTGATGCCGGTGGCACCAACCTCCGCCTCGACGCCTGCCTCATTGATTACTTGACCTATGGCTGACAGCTCTGCCCCGGTCAGCCCCACAACTTTACCGAGAGGACCAATGCGCGTGACCATCTCGGTTATTGCCTGGACGTTGCCGCCGTAGGCGTTGGTCAGCGCGTTGATTTTGTCGGCAAGGCTCACCACCTCCTTCTGCCCCAAGCTGAACGCAGCGCGCCACTTGGCCATCATCTCGCCAGCAATCTCTGGGGTTGTTTCAAAGGCGACGGCCATCTTGGCCGCGTCTTCAGTGAAAGCGACAATCTCCTCGCGTGCTACGCCTGCACGCCCTGCTGCTGCTGCGATTTGAGCAAGACCATCGGCGGCAATTGGCACACGTGTGGACAGATTAAGGAGGTCATCCGACATCGCCCTGAAGGCGGCAGGGGTCGGGAAGTCGACGACCTTGCGCACGTCGGCCATGGCGCTTTCGAACGTCATCGCCTCTTGTGTTGCGCCGGTCAGCGGCGCGGCGAGCGCCATGCCGCCGCCAATCGATGCGGCCCCGGCCAGCGCGGTCTGGCCCGCGACGCCCTGCACCTTGCCGAAGGCCTCGCGCCCAGCCGCCAGCCGTTTGGAGCGGTTGGCAACGGCATCGAGGCGGCGGGTCTGCTCTTGCAGCTGGTCGTTGGCGCGGCTGACCTCCTGTCGCAGGCGGCGTTCGTGCTCGGCCAGCTGGCTGGTCGGGATGCCCGCCGCGCTCAGGCGCTCGCGCAGCTGCTGGAGCTGGCGGCTCTGCGCCTGATGCTCGGTCTTGAGGCTGGCCGCTGCGCGTTTGGCCCGCTCGAACTCGGTCTTCAGCTTTTTCGTTGGCGCGTCGGTTGCCTGCATCTGCCGCGCCAAGGCCGCGACCCGCGTCTGTGCCTCTTTCAGCGCCTGTTCGGTGTCGCCCACTTCCTGCTTCAGCTTGCGGAAGGCCGAGACGTCGCCTTGCGCCCGGTTGAGGGCCTGCAGCTTGGTCTGGGTGTCGCGCAGCGCCTTGGAGGCCTGACTCGAGCCGCCTGCGATCTCGCGCAGGGGCTGGGTCACCTTGTCGAGGGCCTCGAACAGAACGCGAAGGCGCAGGTCACGGCTCATGGGATCTTACCTGTCAGGGGCTTTAGCGCGGGCGGCGGCGCGGGCATGCCAGGCCATCAGTTCGCTGATGGCCATGGCGTTCATCTCCGAGAGCGGCCAGTGAAAGACCGAGGCGATGTCGGCCATCACCTCGTCTAGGCTTGGGGCAAGCCCGCCTTCACCTTCTTCGGTAGCAAAAAATCCACCACCTCAGCGCCCAGCTGCATCAGGTCGGACGGATCAAGCTCGGCCACCTCCTGCTTGGAGAGCATCGGCGTGGTGATACGCGGCAGCAGGCTTTCCAGCGCGGTGTAATCCAGCTCGCTCAGCGTGCGCAGGTTGAGGCCGCGCAGCTCGCCCGCCTTGGGGCGGCGCAGGGTAATGGTGGTGACTTCGGTCTCGGCGCGCTTCAGCGGCTGGTCGAGGGTAACGGTGCGGGTCTCGACAGCCGGAGCTGCGGCTGGGGTATTCTCGGTCATGGGATGCTCCACGAGTCAGGGGATAGCGCCCCGGCCGGGCCGGGGCGTCAGGATCAGAAGAAGCCGAGGGCGGCTCGGCGGGCGGCCATGGTGTCGACGCCGTTGATGGTCTCAACGAGGTTCAGCGGGTCGATCTCGATTTCGGTGCGCCCGTTCCAGACGAGCTTGTAGTAGGCGAGCGAGGTCTTGACCTTGAACTCGCCAGCCTCGCCCGGCTTGGCTTCGCCCATGTCGATCTCGTCGTGACGGCCGCGCACGATCACTTCGATGGCGTCCTGCGCGCCGGTGTCCGGCTGCTGGTAGAAACCGGCAAAGCGCATGAAGACGCCTGCGACGCCAACGAGGCCGAACTGGCGCAGGATGTCGCGCATCGGGCCGCCGAAGGTGGCCTCCATCTCGAGGGCTTCGAGCCCCATATCGAGCTTGACCGGGGCGGACATGCCGCCGCCGCGCCAGTCTTCGGTCTTGCGGGTGAGCTTGGGCAGGGTGACGCTGGTGACCTGTCCCATGTAGGACTGGCCTTCGTTGTACAGCATCAGGTCGGTGAGGATGCGGGGCAATGCCATGGCAGGGGTCCTTCAGGCGAGGGGGCGGGCTCAGGCGGCAGCCTGGCTGGAGAAGTCGGCGAAGTAGGCGTCGGTGATGCGCTGGTTGAAGCCGAGGTCTTCGAGCGGCGGGGGTACGGTGTAGTCGTAATCGATGCGCAGCTTGCCCGCCTTCAGGCTGTCGATGCTGTTCTGCGCCTCGTCGTACCAGGCGTTTGCGCCGAGGATGACGCCGCTGGCCTTGAGCTGGCGGAAGAAGCCGTTGACGGTCTCGACGATGTCCTTGGCGAGCGCCGGGGTCAGCGGCTTGTCGATGGCCCATTCCATGCCGCGTCCGACCGTATCGGCGATGAGCTGGGCGACGCGCACCGTGCTCTCGAAGGCGAACAGGGGCTCGCTCGCGCAGGTGCGATTGCCCCAGAAGCGGTAGCCGCTCGAGGTGCGCACCAGCGCGGTCACTTCCTTGGAGTTGAGGAGCGCCGCTTCGGTGTCGTTGCTTTGCAGATCCCACTGGATGTCGCGGGTGAGGCCGACGACGCCCTCGACGGGGAAGTTGGATAGGGTCTTGTGCGGGCCGACCTCTTCATCGATGCGGGCGCGCAGGCCAAGGGCGCGGGCAACGGCATGGCTGGTTGCGGTCGCTTCGGCCTGGGTGTCGAAGGCAAGGAAGTCGGGGAATAAGAGCATCAGCTCGCGCGCCGAGAAGTTGGCGCGGTAGGTCATGGCGTCGGAAACAGTGTCGCCGAGCGCGCGGGCATAGGCGAAGCTGCGCAGCTTCTGCGCGACAATGGCGAGCGCGGCGGTCACGGCCTGCGTATCCAGCCCCGGTGCGCCGAGAATGCGCGGGCGAACGCCCAGCTGGCCCTCGGCGGCGAGCAGCGCCTGCATGCCGGTCTTCTGGCCGTCGATGGTGTCGCCGATGACATTGGCGGTGGTCTCGGCGTCGTCTTCGCCTTCAGCGACGCGCACCACGACCACAACCGGGCGGGTCTGGTCGGCAATGGCGCGCAACGCGCCCCTCAGCGTGCCGGTGGTGCCCGCCTTGCCGATGGCGGCCTCGATGTCGGTGATGAGCGCGGGGCGGTCGAGCGGGAAGGTCGAAGCATCCGCATCCGATGCCGTGGCGACAAGGCCGATGATGGCGGTCGAGAGCGGCGTCAGGGTGCGCGTGCCGGTGTTGATCTCGGTCACGGTAATGCCGTGTTTGAAACTCATGGGGGGCTCCTTCAGGGCAGCGGGATGGAGAGGCGGACAAGGCTGGTTTGAGCGGGAACATCGAGGCGCGTGCCCTCGACGTGGAGGACGCGGGCGCTGGGCGTGCCGGTGGCCTCGAGCCAGACGCGCTTGAGGCGCAGGCGCGGCTCCCAGCGGGCAAGCGCCACGGCGGTCGCGCCATAGAGGCGCAAGGTCAGCGCCGGGGTCAGCGGCTGGTCGATCAGGTCGGGCAAGAGCGAGCCGTAATCGCGCCGGGCAAGACGCGAGCCGATGGGCGTGGTCAGGATGTCGGCAATCGACTGGGCAAGGTGCGCCTCGCCCTCGAGCGCAGCTCCTGTCTGGCGGCTCATGCCGGTCATCGCCAGTGCCTCTCGATCAGCACGCCGAGGACAAGGCCGACAAAGCCGCAAACAAGGGCGATCAGGGCGGTCACTCCGGGCCTCCGGTCTTGGCGCTGCCCGCAGCAACCCCGCCATGCGTGTGGCTCTTGAGGCTGATGCCGGAGCCGACCACATCCTCCTCGCCGGTCACGGTGCCGGTGGCGGTGGCATTGCCCTCAATGCTGACATTGCCGGTGATGGTGACGTCGCCAACGATGGTCAGGCCCCCGTCAGCCTCGACATGGGCGGTGCCGCCCGAGGGCAGCACGGCCTCCAGCCGGTGCGTCCCGTGGTGGTAGCTGAGCAGAGCCTCGTCCGGGAACTGCACCAGGACGAGATCCGGATCGCTCGAGGGGGCGGGGAAGGAATTGGAGAACAGGCCGACCAGAACAAGGCCTGCCAGCGTGTCGCCTTCCGGGCACAACAGGAGGCATTGCTCGCCGACCGTCGGGGGCGACCAGACGGCAACGCCGCCTGCGCGCGGGGCAAGCCACGGCAAGGGGCCGGTCAGGACCTCGCCGGTTTGAACGCGGCAGGTCGCGGCGGCGTGGTCCACGGCTGCGATGGTGCCGAGGCGCAGCAGGTCGCCGAGCATTTGTTCAAGATCGGAGGGCGTCGTCATGCGCCTGACAATGGCGCGGATGGGGAGGCGATGCGCGGGGGCGTTTGTGGAGAGGCTGCCTCTCCAAAAACTACCGGTTGCCGCGCAGGCGTTCACGTCAGTCGTTCACGCCCTCGCCGGTGAACAGGTTGGGCACGTTGGTGATGATCAGCTCGCCCACGGGCTTGGCGCGGCCGGTGGCGCTGGTCGAGATCGAGTAGCTGGTTGCAATCTCGATCATGGGGAAAGCCGCGAAGGTCTCGCGCACGCCCGGCGTGTCGTTGATCGAGAGGAGGAACTTGCCCCGGAGGCCCGCCAGCTGGCCCGCCAGCCGGGCAAAGTCCTTGCGGCTGAAGACGCCCGTGCCATAGTCGGTCTCGCAGTTCCAGTAGGGCGGGTCGAGGTAAAACAGCGTGCCCGCCCGGTCGTAGCGCGCGATAAAGTCGCCATAGGGCAGGCGCTCGATGATGACGCCCGCGAGGCGCTCGTGCACGTCCGCCAGCATGGGCTCCAGCTTGGTCACATCGAACCGGGCAGGGCTGCTCGGGTCAGCGCCGAAGGTGCGGCCCGCAACCTTGCCGCCAAAGGCGAGGCGCTGGAGGTAAAGGAACCGGGCGGCGCGGTGCAGGTCGGTCAGGGTTTCCGGGTCCGTCTTCATCAGCCGCTCGAAGTCGGCCCGGCTGGTCAGCCGCCATTTCAGCAGGTCGATGAAGTAGGGATAGTGCTCCTGCAGGATGCGGAACAGGGTGACGACATCGCCCGAGATGTCGTTGATCACTTCTGATCTGGGCCGGGCCGCGCGGCGCAGGAAGATGCCGCCCATGCCAACGAACGGCTCGGCGTAGGTGGTGTGGTCGATGCGCTCGATCATCCGGGTCAAACGTTTGGCCAGATTACGCTTGCCGCCGATGTAACCGGCCACCGGCTTTACAGAACGTACAGGGAACAAATTGGATGGCATTTCCATGAAGCAGCCTTTACAAATGCCCCCACGGTTGAGGGGACTTGAGGCCCGGCTTGCGCCGGGCCTTGGGTGCGAGTGGCCGCTCGCGGTTTGAGGTGCTGCACCACCTCGCCCCCCTTGCCGAAGCGCAGGGGAAATACGCTTTACGCCTCGGGTTCTTCCACCTCTTCTGCTGCCTCCGGCTCTGCTGGCGGCGCGGCGGTGATGACGCCCAGCGCGATCTTGTGCGCAACGCCGCGCGCCACTTCCGCGACACGCGCCTCGGTTGCAGCCGCATCGTATTGACCGGCCGCGTCAAGGCAGGCGTTGACGGTGCGCGGGTGGACGATGTCGCCTTGAGTGAAGGTTACCGGCACGGTGCGGGTGGCGGCATCGTAAGCGCCAATGTCGGTGGTCAGATCAGCTTGCATGGGAGGTCTCCTCGTCAGGTGCGCTCGGCCAGACGGCGCTGGCCGGGTTGTCGGCGTAAAGCTCGGGCAGGTCGCGCAGCGCTTGCCGGTAGGTGGCCCAGGCGGCGCGCGCGGTGGTGCTCAGCGGCGCATCGGGGATTTGGGTGAAGTCGCTCTCGCGCAGCAGCCGGTCGCGCTTGCGCCGCAAGGCGGCCAGCAGTTCCTCGGTCGTGGGCGGCTGCGGCTCCTCGGCGACGACCGCGCCGCCAACAACCGCGATCACCCGACCATCGGCCTGTGCTTCGAGGAGCAAGCGATGCTGCTCGTCCGTGATCAGCAGGGCATCCAGAGGAATGCTGGCGGTTCCATGGATCTGATCGTCATAAAAGCTGCGGGTTCCGGGCGAGAAGAACTTGGCCATGGCTTAGTATCCGAATGCGATGAAATAGGCGGTGGTGCCGTTGTCGTTGGCGTTGTGCGACTGGAAACCGCCCGTCGTGACCGAGCCGTTGTAAACGGTCGGGGTGTTGCCCTCGGCCCCGAAGCTGGCATCTCCTGTGCCGTTCGTGACGACGCCCATACACATGTTGGGAAAGGCCAGCGGGAAAACGACCGAGATCAAGGTGTTGGCGTTTTGGGAGTAGCGGCCCGCCTGAATGATCATGCCGTTGGGCAGCTTGCAGTAGCCGTTGGCGGTCTTACTGGCGACGAAATCCGCCAGCTTGGCAAAGACACTTGCGTGCTGGCCGTCGAGCAGGTCCGCGTCGAGGCCGGAGCCCGAGCCATCATTACCCGCGTCCCAAAGCCTATTCCCCGCCCGAAAAATACCGCTCTGCGAAACGGAGATGAAATTGACGGTCCCGGCCGCATTCGTGACGGAGAAATTCTGCCCCTTCGCGATCCAGTCACCATCAGGCGTAACCCCAAAGAACGTCCCGGCAGGCGTGCCAGAGCGCTGGAGGCCCGTGCCGCTAATGTAAATCGTCCCTGCAACGGAAACGTTGCCCGAGAAACCAGCACCCGACAGCAATGCAAAGGATGATGCGTGGTATCCGTCCAGCAAGTCCGCATCGAGGCCCGAGCCTGCGCCATCGTTACTCGGCCCCCACGGCGTGAAGCCGAGCCGGGCCGGAATATTGGCGTAGTAGCTGCCGTGCTGACCGTCGAGCAGATCCGCATCCAGCCCTTTGCTATCGCCTTCGTCTTTGAGCGCGGCCGATTTGATCTCGAGTGACGTGCGCAGCGCCGCAGCACTGGCCGAGGTCAGCAGACCCTTGATGAAGGCAGACGGCGCGCCTTCGCCGAAGCGGTCGTTCAGCCATTTGGTGATGGCGGCCTTAAGCCCTTTGGGGGTGACGGCGCGGACGGCATCGCTGCCGGTCTCGGTCTCGGCTTCGGTTGCCAGCTCGACCACGCCCTGCCGTTCGGTCGTTGCAGGGGGATTGGCAAAGCTGGCGTCGCCGAACGCGATGTCGGTCGCCTCGATGTCGGCGAAGATCACGTCGATGGCGAGCAGCAGCAGCGCCTGCGCCGACTTCTCCATGATCGGGTTGGCCTGGCTGTAAACGGCGAAGAGCGTGCCGTCGGCCAGATACAGCCCGAACGAGCGCACGGTGTAGATATCGGCGCTTTCGTCGCGCACCGTGACGTGAATGGTATCGTCCGCAACGGCCTCGCCCGCGATGGTCGTGATCCGCTTGATCTCGTCGGGCAGGGTGGTGGCAGCTGGCGAGGGCGTGAAGCTGGTGGCCGAGACGCCAACCGAGGCCATCAGCACCGGGGTGGTGCCGGTGTTGCTGGCATTGACGAGCGCAGCGCGCCCGGCATCGGTGATGGTGAGAATGAGGCCGCTCATGGCTTCACTTTGGCGAGCAAGGGCAGAACGATGAGGGCGGCTCCAAGGGCCAGCAGGATCAGTTCAGGCGGGGTCGGCAGGGGCAGGGTCATGGCATCCTCAGGCGGCGCAGTTGAGGCGGGCGGTGATGACGGGGCGGGCGGCGGCCAGAACGCCAATGCGGGCGGCAGCGGCAAAGCCTTGGGTGAAGGTGAAGTGCGAGCGCACCGGCTTGGTGCGGGCAACCTCGGCAATGACGGCATCGACAAAGGCGGCAGTGGCCGGAGCCGTGGCGCTGCCCAGCGTCAAGACCAGCTCGAAGGTGTGCGGATCGCCCGGCGGGCTCTTTTGCCACCACTCGCGGATGGCGACCTGTCCGCCAAAGCTCTCGACAACGGAGCGCACGCTTTGGGCCGTGCCCTTGCGCCGGGCGATGTCCAGTGCCCGGCGGACACGCTCGCGCTTGACCGCCTCGGGCCAGTCCGACGACCAGCTGTCGAGCGAGAGCGCCCAGGCGAGCCACGGCAGAAGCTCGACCGGGCAGAGGCTCGGGCTCCACAGCTTGCGCAGGTTGGTGTCGATATCCGCCATGCGCGCGGTTGCAAGCTCGAGGGCGCGTTCAAGCGCGGTCGCGTTGGGCGGAAGCAGCGAGCCGGTCATTCGCCGGTCCCGTCATAGGCGATGGTCAAACTGGTGCAGTGCGGAGCCTGCGCCCGCCCGATGATGATGTCGGCGGTTGGGGCCGTCAGCACCACCCGGTGCACGCCCTCGACATGCAAGGCGGCATGGAGCCCCGAGATGGTGATGTCGCGCCCGAGTCGGTGGCTGTTGGCGATGTACGCTTCAATCCGGCGCTGGGCCTCGGCCATGACGACCGAGCCGTCGGGGCCGGAGAAGGTGGTGAGGGTGGCCTCCACCGTATAGGGCACAATCTCGGCGGACTGGACGGTGACGTGGTCGGTCAGCGGGCGCAAGCGGTCAGACGAGACGTGAGCCGCAACGGCGGCGACCAACTCCGGCGAGGCGGTGCCATCGCCGGAGCGCGAGAGGATCGAGACGATGACCTCGCCGGGGGTGGGGCTGGTGGCGCTGGCATCCAGCACGTCCGGATCGGCCGAGAGGGCATGGAAGATGTACGCGCCTTCAGGACCGGCGACCGAGTAGCCTTCCGGGGCCAGCACCATGCGGCGGCGCAGATCGGTATCGCTTTCCATCGTCGGCGGAATGCCCAGCACCGGGTCGCCCGGATCGAGGGTGAAGCGGGTGACGCCGAGCAGCGCGGCGAGGTTGTCGAGATCGGCACCACTGGCATAGGCGGGCATGACGGCGCGGGCGGCATCGTTGATGCGCTGGCGCAGCAGGATCTCGCGGTAGGAGACGATCTGCAGCACCTTGGTCGCCGGGTCACTTTCGAGCGGCTGGAAGTCGGGCAGGAGCAGGCGCAGCGCGGCGATCAGCTCGGCAAGGATCGTCTCGTAATCCAGCGTCTCCACCACCTGCGGGGCGGGCAGGCGGGAGAGGTCAACGGCGGTGAAGGTTGAATCGGCCATGCGCCTTTGTCGGCGGTGCTGGCGGCGAGGAGCTATAGGGAGGTTTTGGAGAGGCTGCCTCTCCAAAAACAGGCGGGTCAGGCGGCAGCTTCCAACAGGTGCGCATAGAGCATGTCGAGCAGCGCTTGCCGGTCGGCATCGCTGAAGCCGACGAGCGGGCGGCGGGGATAGGGGATGGGCTTGGCCCTGAGCGCGGGCCGGTCGCGCAGGCCCTCATGGTGGATGCGGGCGACCTCGGCGGCGCGGCCGGTAAAGCCGACCCAGAAGCCGTGATCGTCCGTGCCGGAACGCAGCAGGCGGGCCGTGGCGAGGCGGCGGAACATCGCCTTGCGGCGCAGGCTCCCCTTTTTGCTCAGCCGCCCGCCCATCTTGTTGCGGTGCTCCTCGTCAACGGGCAGCCACTTGATCACCTTGTCATGGAAGAAGCTGCGGATGGCTCCGGCCTCGATGTCGAAGCCGGTCATCATGGTGTTGGTCTCGCCGGTCTTCTCGAGCGCGTATTGGCGCAAGATCACCTTGCGCGGCGCGCCGGAGCCGCCCGAGGGGTAAAGAAAGCAGACCGAATGGTTGCTGGTGCGCGGCGGCTCGCGCTTGCGGCGCGGCTCGTAGGCCGTGCCGTCCGGGGCTTGCTGGGCGGCAATGCGCGTGCGGTTGCGGGCCGCCATGTCGCGGGCCATACGGCGCAGCAGGCTGCGGCGCTGCCCGGAGGAGAGCTGGCGCAGCAAGCCTCCGGCCATACGCTCGATCTCGACCAGATCGTCGCTCACGGCCCGACCTCGGGCGGAATGCCGGGCTTGAGTTCGACGCTGGGGTCTTGGGTCTCGCCTACCAGTTCGGTCGCGGCGTAGCACTGGCGCAGCCATGAGGCGTCAACGCCGGGGAAGGTGTTGACCGGGGGCGGGGCCGGGTGGTCGATATCAAAGCCGCTGTTGTCCGGCCGGGGCGTGACGACGACCGGCTCGGTCAGATCGATCTGGAGCAGCAAGTCCACGCGCTTGCGGTCGAGGATCTCGGCCTCATAGCGGAACGGCTGGCTGTCGGGGCGCTTCAAAAGGTCGGGCTGCTCCTGCTCGATCCAGGCGAGCAAGGGGATGACGATCTGATCGGGGCTGCCCGCGTAGTCGGTCACCAGCACGGCCAGCGTGTAGCCGTAGGCGAACGACAGGGTCTCGCCGCGCCGGGCCGAGATGGAGCCATTGTCGACGTAAACCTGCAGCTGGTCGGGGTGGCGCTTCAGCTCGGGCACGCAGGCCTCGAGCCAGCGGCGCAGACTGTCAGGCTTACGCATCGGGGGTCTCCCTTGGGCAAGAGGGGCCGTGCCAGCCGATCAGCCGCTCGAGCTGGTCGGCGATCTCGGCATAGCTTTGGGCGAGCCGCATCGCGGCCTCGCGCACGGGTTTGGGCAGGGTGGCGATGCTGTCCAGCGGGAAGCCTTCGGGGCGCTGCGGGCAGGCGAGCAGCTCGGCGGGCGGCGTGTCGCGGATGGCAACGGCAACCGCCGTCGGCGCCGGGTCAGCGGCCTGGTGCGCGCAGGCCTGCAAGGCGATTGAGAGCAGCAAACCAGCTGCCAGTGACTTGATCATCATGAACCTCTTCCTCGGCGGTGTGCATGGCGGAAAGGGCGGCAAGGCGGCTCTCGAGGCGCGCCTGACGACGCTCGGCATCGCGCGCCTGTTTTTCCTCGCGGGCGTGCATTGCGGCGAGCAGCGCCTCGTTGGTTTTGTCCTGGGCTTCGCTCTTGAAGGCGGTGAGCCGGGTGACCTGCCGGGCGCAGGCCTCGCCGGGCTTGCCCGTGGCAGGCTGGTATGCGCTGCCAGCGGCTGCACAGATCTGCTCGGCCCGGAGGGTGGTCTCGGTCAGCTCGGCTTTGGTGCTGGCGTAAGCGACCCACAGCCCCGCAGCGGCAAGCGCCACGGCGAGCAGGGTCAGGTCGGCCCGGTGTTTGCCGATGAGGCTAAGCAATGCGGTCATGGCGCAGCTCCCAGATGGACTTGGCGCGGGTGAGATACTGGCGGCGATCAGCCAGGCCATTGGTGCCGCCGTTGATGCGCCGGGTGACGGCAACGAGGTCATCGGAATCGGCGAGGCTGTTCAGGCGGCGATCCGACCAGTAGAGGCAGGCGATCAGCACCGAGAGTTCCGGCTCGGCGGCGCGGTGCGGCTGGGCCAGAAGATCAATCCCGACGCGCTGGCCGAAGGCGGCATAGTTGGCCTTGCCGGTCAGCTGGAAAATGCCGCGGCCCCGATAGCGCTCGCCATCGCCGGGCGCACCGTTGCCGAGATCGCGCCGGTAGTCGTAGCGCTGGAGGTAGTCGTCGTAAGGGTCTGGGTCCGGCCCGTCGCCAGAGCCCAGCTCGACGAAATGGCGAAAGCCGCCGGTCTCGTGCGCGGCCTGCGCCAGAAAATGCGCCATGCGCAGCGGCGTCGTGATGTCGAAGCGGCGGAAGTCGCCCGCCATGGCGGTGCCAAGCAAAAGGCCGAGCGCGCCCAACGGTCGGCCGACGAGGAAGCTGCACCAGGCGGCGAGCGTCCTGGGGCCGAGAATGCCGTCGACCGTGCCGGGCTCATAGCCCGCCTTGGCGAGGTTGGCCTGCGCGGCAAAGATCGAGCGGGACGGGATCATTTGCTCCTCCCGAGGCGGGCCTTGATCAGCGCGGGCAGGTCGGCGGCCAGATCGCTGGCGGCGCGGATAAAGCCCGGTGCGGCCTCGAAGGCGATCATGGCGATGACGAAGCCGCAGGCCTGCGCCAGAAACGGCGACAGGTTGAAGACTTCGGTTGCGCCCAGCGTCACGTAATAGCTGACGCAGATCCCGACGATCCACTGGACGAGGCGTTGCCGCCACGGCAGGCCGGGCCGCCATGCCTGGGCAACGGCCGAGCCGATGGCGGCGGGGGTGAGGGCAGCGGCAGCGGCCTGTGCCGACTCCCAGAATTCACGCAGGATTTCAGGCAGGGTCATGGGTCAGTCCCAAAGCTGGACGAGCGGGCGGGTCTGCGGCTGGCTCGTGGTGGTGGGGAGCCGGACCTTGGTGCCGACCGGCAGCACGGGGCCGAGGTCAGCAAGGCCGGGATTGATCTCGAGGACGCGGGCGATGTCGGTGGCCTTGAGGCCTGCCGCCCGCCAGATCAGCGCATCGAGCGTGTCGCCCTGACGGGCCGTGACGGTCAGGGCCATCAGATCAGCTCCACCGTGGTGCGGGCGCGGCCCAGAATGTCGCGCACGGCGTGCAGGGCGTCGCGGCGCAGGTCGCCGATGCTCTCGCCCAGCTCGTCCAGATCCTTCCCGCCGGCCGCCGTCGTATCGAAGTCGCGGTAGCGCTCGATCAGCTCGGCCTTGGCGCAAAGGGCAACGGCGCGCCGGTACTGCAGCACGTGTCTTGAGGTGCCGTCGATCTTGGGGGCGGGCACGTCGGCAAGCGTTGCAAACCCGGCTGCCTGCTGGTGCACGGCCCAGTTGAAGAGGTCATTGCCGACGGTGATGATCGCGGCAACGAGCGCGCCGCGCAGCGCCTGCGGCGTGACGGAAGAGGAGATGTTGGCGAGCAGGGCCAGCTCGGCTGGGTCGAGATCGGGAAAGAAGCCGTCGTTGACGATCAGGCCTTCAGGCTCCGGGGGCGGGGCAATCGGTTCACTGCGGGGCGGGATGGCAACGAAGCTCACGGGGCTCTCCTTGGCCGCCCGCCCGGTTTACGGCGGTGGGGATCGGTCGCGAGAGGCAAGGCAAAGCCTGCTTTCTGACCGATCCGCCGCCGAGCGCCGGGGGGCGAGCGGGTCAACCGGCTGCGCCGGTGTCCTGGGCGGTCTGGTCGGCGCTCTTCGCCAGGGCGCGCTCCAGCCGCTCGATGTCCTTTTTCACGCCGACGCGCTCGTTTAGGGCGCGAGCCTTGACCAGGGCACCCAACGCATTGGCCTGAAGCACGGCCTTTTCGTCAGGGTTGGCTTCCTGCTCAGCCTGACGCAGGAACTCGAGGCCCACTGCTTTGAACAGCTTGGCCTTGACCTCGTCGTGCATGTCGATGTCAGCCACGAGGGATTCGGTCTTCTGCAGGACCGTGAGGTCGAAGGCCTCGCCTCGACCGAGCGCGGTGAGCGCTGCATCCGCGATTTCCTCGGCGACCAGCGTTGCCGCGTCGCGGGCGTATCGGGCAGGCAGGGCCAGCTTGTGCGCAAGAATTGGCTCGGCCAGTGCAAGCGCGCCGGCATAGTCACCGATGTCGATCTTCCAGACCATCATAGTCCCGACGATCTCGTCCTCGCGCGCCGTGCCGGTCTGCTCGAGGGCGGAGAACCACCCTTCGATCCATGCCTCATATTCCGGCAGCATCGAGCGCTTGGCCTCGACTTTGGCTTGAACCGACTTGATCTCCTTCAGCCGGCGCAGGTCGAGGGCAAGGCGCATGTGCATCTGCACGGCCATGCCTGCGGCCGGCGAGGGAGAGGGGAGGGCGCTCGGGCCAGGTGCCGCCTGATCGCTGTGGATCAGGCGGCTTGCCAGCACGCGCTCGAGATGTTTGCGGGCCGGGCTGGTCATGCTCATGCCTCGGGCAAGATCTCGATGTTCTCGGCCATCGCCGCGTAGTCGTAGTCCTCGACCACGTAGGCGTCGTTCGAGGACTCGAAGTTCTCGATGCGGTCCCGTTTGGGGTTGTCGATGATGGCGCGGCGGCGCTTGCCGTTCTGGTAGTAGATCGACAGGTTGTCGAGACGGGTCACCAGCACGCCGCCGGGGATGAAGAAGGGCACCTGCACGGCGGGGAGGCCGCCCAGACGCTTGGTGCTCATGATGATGTCGCGTGCCAGCTGCTCGGTCGGCGCATGGTCGGCGTTGACGAGCGGGAAGTACTTGTCGTGCAGCAGCCTGTCACCAACGATGGCGACCAGCTCGGTGTCGTTGCGGGCCCACGACGCCAGCAGCGAATAGCGCAGGTCGTAGACCAGGGCGTCGAGGCTCTTGTAGTCGCCGGCGGCGCCGATCGTGATCTTGCCGTCCGTCGCGCCGCTGTTCATCACCCGCTCCGGTGCATCCGTACGGAGCTTCTGGAGCCAGCCGATGTTCACGTCTTCCAGCAGCGGGTTGTTCGCGCGGTTGGTCTGCGCTGCGGCGGAGGTTCCGTTCCAACCGATCATGATCCTGTCGAGGGCCTGGCGGCGAATGATGGCGTCGCGCACCCGGGTCTGGAAGTCAGGAAACTTGGCCCAGGCATCAAGCTTGGCGTAGCTGATGTGGGTGTCGAAGTTGGTCTGGACGCACTCGTAGCTGGCAGGCGTCAGGCTGCTAGGGTCGGTCGTCTCACGATCGCCGGTTGCCGTGTTGGTGCGGCTGGCGATGGGGCTGGAAACGCCGAGACCAACTTTCTCCCCTTTCATTTCCTCGACGCCGACGATGTTGATGCGGCTCAGGAAGTCGCTCGACTCCTGCATGCGGGTTTCCAGCTTCTGCTGGACGCTCGGGGCGACGTTGAATTTTCGAGAGGCATCGGGGACGCCGCTCAGGGCGGCGATCTGGTTGACGTACTGGTCGTACGCGATTCGGGTATCGTTCTGCATTGGGGCCTCCGGGTGGGGGGAGTTCAGAAGGGATCAGGGTCAGCAGTCGGTGACGGCGCCGCCGGTGCCGCCCGTTGCCAGACGGCGGTGCGGGACCGCAGCCTCGGTTTGCGCCAGCTGCTGGGTCAGCTTGGTGAGGTCAGCCCGCAGGGAGGCGATCTCCTGCTTCGGCCCTGCCAGTGCCTGCTCGATGATGGAGCCGAAGCTGGCGGACATACGCTCGGCAATCGCGGCCATGTTGTCGTTCGCCGGCGGCTGGACCGGCGTCGCGGGCTGTGTCGGGGTCTCCTGCGAGTGCGGTTTCGCGCCCAGATCAGCGAACAGGGAGGTGAAGAAAGCCCGGATGCCAGCGGCAAGGTCGGGGGACGAGGTTTCCTCTTCAAAAGCGAACGCCGTCTCTTCGGCCGCACTGAACAGATTGGCGGGGTTGGCCTTGCGGGCATCCCATACCGGCTTGAAGGCGGAGAAGCGGAGCACTTCGGTGCCGAGGCTGGCCGGGTTATCCGTCAGTGCGAGGCCGACAAGGCCCGCCTTGCCCGTGCCGGCGAAGTTGGTGGTGACCTCGATGCTGGTGAAGAGCTTCTGCCCCTTTTCGACCAGGGCAATCATCTGCTCATTGGCCTCGATCTGAGCCAGAAGCGCCAACCGCTTCTGCGCCTTGCCGCCTATGGTCAGCTCGATCTCTTCGGTCTTGAGGCCGAGGACGGAGCCATAGGCATTGAACGGCGGTTCAGGGCTGAAGCCTTTGATGTGCTCAACGTTGACGCGGGCGGTGTAGGTGGCCGGGTTGTAGGTCGCGGCCATCTGCTCGATCCAGTCGCGCTCGATGACGCGACCATCGGTGGTTGCGCCTTCAACAGCAATCCGGGTCCAACGGGTCTTGCGGGTCTTGGCCATAGGGGAGGGCAGCCTCTTCGTTGTGATGATGCGGGCGTGTGGTGCGCCTGAAGCAGGCCGCAGAAGCGGCGCTCTGCTCAAGATTGCGGTTATGGAGAGGCCTCCTCTCCATAAACTGCCCCTCCGGTCGGCGCGCGCCGGTCGGCAAACATGGCGGGCATGACCGTCCCGATCACCCACCTGTCGACAACGCCATTCGATGCGCGCCGCATGGCGCGCAGCCTCTACTGGCGCGGCTGGTCGGTGACGCAGATTGCTGACGAACTGCAGCTGAAGCGTCCGACCGTCGAAAGCTGGAAGCAGCGCGACAAGTGGGATGACGCGCCCTCCATCCGAAAGCTCGAGGACTGTCTCGAGGTCCGGTTCCAGGCGCTGGTGCTGAAGGACAAAAAGACCGGGGCGGACTTCAAGGAGATCGACCTGTTAGGGCGCCAGCTGGCCCAGCTTGCCCGAATCCGCCGCTACGAAGCGCCGGGCGGCCACGAGGGCGACCTCAACGAGAAGGTGGCCAACCGCAACAAGGGGGCGCGGAAGAAACCCAAGCGCAACCACTTCACTGCCGAGCAGGCGGCGAAGCTCCGGGAAATCTTCGAGAGCCAGCTGTTCGGCTACCAGGAGACGTGGCGGGACAGCTCGAACATGCGAACCCGCATGATCCTGAAGTCCCGCCAGATTGGCGCGACCTACTATTTCGCCTTCGAAGCCCTGCTGGATGCTGTGGAAACCGGGCGCAATCAGATCTTCCTCTCGGCCTCACGCGCCCAGGCGCTGCAGTTCCGCAGCTACATCGTGTCGTTTGCCAAGCTGGTCGGCGTGGATCTGACCGGAGACCCCATGCTCATCACCTCCGAGCTGGTGGGCGAGGACCAGCCTGCGGCCGAACTGCACTTCCTCGGCACCAACTACCGCACCGCCCAGGGCCGCCACGGCAACTTCTACTTCGACGAGTTCTTCTGGGTGCATGGCTTTGAGGAGCTGAACAAGGTCGCCTCAGGCATGGCCATGCACAAGAAGTGGCGCAAGACCTACTTCTCGACGCCGTCGACCGTGGCGCACGAGGCATATCCATACTGGACCGGGGAACGGCGCAACCGGCGGCGCAAGAAGGCTGAGCGGGTCGACATCGATGTCAGCCACGCGGCACTGAAGGATGGCCGGCTCTGTGAGGACCGGGTCTGGCGGCAGATCGTGACCATCGAGGACGCGGAGAAGGCCGGCTGCGATCTGTTCGACATCGACGAGCTGCGCGAGGAATACGCGCCGGACGAGTTCGCCAACCTGCTGATGTGCGAGTTCGTCGACGATAGTCTCTCGGCGTTCCGCTTCAACGATCTGGTCAAGTGCGGAGTCGACAGCCTGGTCGAGTGGACCGACTTCAACCCGGACGCGGCGCGCCCCTTCGGCAACCGGGCTGTCTGGGCCGGGTACGATCCGCAAGAAAGCATCGACGGCGACAATGCTGCGCTCGTCATCGCCGCGCCGCCTCTCGAGCCCGGCGGCACCTTCCGTCTGCTTGAGCGCCATCAGCTCCGGGGGCTCGACTTCGAGCAGCAGGACGCGTTCATCCGGGCGACGCTCAGCCGCTACAACTGCACCTACCTCGGCATTGATGCCACCGGCGTCGGCGCGGCCGTCTTTCAGCTGGTGAGCAAGTGGTGTCCGCGCGCCGTGCGCATCGACTACTCGCTCGAGGTCAAGGCGCAGATGATCATGAAGGCGCAGAACGTGATCAGCCGGGGGCGCATCGCCTTCGATTCTGGTTGGGTCGACCTGATCGGCTCCTTCGTCTCCATCAAGAAGACCCTGACCGCCTCGGGTCGCAACGTCACCTTCAAGGCCGGGCGCGGCAACGAGACCAGCCATGCCGACATCGCGTGGGCGACCATGCACATCCTCATGAACGAGCCGCTCGACGGCAAACCCAAGGCCACCGGCCGCATGGAGATCTTCTGATGACCACCGAGAGCCAGTCCACAGCCATCGAGGCATTCACCTTCGGCGATCCCGAGCCCGTGCTCGACCGGCGCATGCTGATCGACCACTTGCAGGCGCTGAATAACGGGCGATGGTACGAGCCGCCCCTGTCGCTGGACGGGCTGGCGCGCGCTTTCCATGCCTCGCCGCATCATGCCAGCGCCATTCATCTCAAGCGCAATCTGCTGGTGGGCAGCTTCGAGCCGACCAGGCTGCTCGATCGCGCCTCCTTCAAGGCCTGGGTGCAGGACTACCTGATCTTCGGCAACGGCTACCTCGAGCGGCGCCAGAACCGCTTGGGCGAGCCGCTGCGCCTGGTGCACCTGATGGGCAAGTACACGCGCCGGGGCCTTGAGGACGGACAGTGGTTCTTCTTGCAGCCCGGTGCGGAGCCGGTCGAACTGGGGAAGGGGAGCGTCTTCCAGTTGCGTCAGGCCGAGATCAATCAGGAGGTCTATGGCCTGCCAGAGTACCTCAGTACCCTGCAGTCGGCCTTGCTCAACGAGTCGGCGACCCTGTTCCGGCGCAAATACTACCTCAACGGCAGCCACGCCGGGTTCATCCTCTATGCGACAGGGGAGTTTGCGGATGGTGACATCGATGCCCTGCGCGAGCAGCTGAAGCGCGCCAAAGGGCCGGGCAACTTCCGCAACCTGTTCGTGCACGCCCCGGCAGGGAAGGAGAACGGCATCAAGCTGATTCCAGTCGCCGAAGTCGCGGCCAAGGACGAGTTCCTGGGCATCAAGAACACCACCCGCGATGATGTGCTGGCCGCGCACCGCGTGCCGCCCCAGCTGCTCGGCATTGTGCCGACCAACGCCGGCGGCTTCGGCAAGGTTACCGAGGCGGTCGACGCCTTCTATGAGCTGGAGATCGAACCGCTCAAGCGCGAGTTTGAGACCCTCAACGACTGGCTGGGCATGGAGGCCGTGCGCTGGAAGGAGCGGCCTATGCCCGCTGCTTGACCTGTAGCACCCTCCCTTACGTTGTGCGCCGCCCTTCGGGGCGGCTTTTTTTGTGCGCAAGATTATTGCTCGTCGTGCCAGGGCGTTTTCGCTCCTTGCTGGCGGTTTGCGGTGGCGCCGGGGCGCAGAAATCCGGGAGCTCTGCGGGGTCTGGCCGGTCGTTAACCACGATAGACCCGCCGCGCGCGCTTTTCCCCCCGCCTCGCCCGCGGACTTTATGTGTGGGTTTTGATGCGGTGGGCGTTAATCACGAAAAGCAAGGCGGTATGTGGCTCATGTGCAAGCCGTACGGCAGAATTTAGTGATGCGTTTCGATGTAGCCGTAGCACTATATAAGCAGAACCTGCTTAATCGATGGCGGAGCAACAAGAATGTCTGATGTCGTGACAGTGAAAAAAAAACGAAAATTTCTATGCACCCTTAGCTAAATGGATCAAAATCCAAAGGAAATATAAGCCTTTCCCACGGGCAACAGAAGGCTGCCCCTTATCAAAAGGGCGCTTACCAGAAGAGCTGCAAACAAGTAGTAATTTAAATTGCTCTCATTGCCCGAGTCAGTCTATACATAGTCGTAATAGGTGCCTCGCTGCCATCTCTTTGTCGCCGCTTTTCCATAGCTTCAGCTCGTTGTTCAGCGTCAAGGACATTTGGAAACAAGCTGTCTAATTCAGGCATTTTGCGCGAGTTTTTATTGTAACCAGGGCATACCTTCTCGCATAACCCTTGTAGGGCATGGCGATGCTCATGCTTGTCAAAATCTTGAAAATGTAAAATTAGCCATAATTCAAAGCATGGATTTGAATATGCATAATTTATCCCAGATGAGCGACATGCATTAATTGTCTCAGTGACATAAGGGTGTTCATCTCGGTCGAAAACAATCCAAATTTCATCCGCATCGCCATTGTCGCGCTTATACGCTTTCGACGAAATGGCTTTCTTCATTTGGATAGCATGATTCAATAACGTCCGCGGTGTGCCATGTCGTTTGGACGTTATGATTTTTATGACCTGTGATTTTACAACCCGTTCGTAATGTTCAATGTAGGATTTTTCGGAATTCACTCCTTCTGTGAATATATAGATTTTGCGTCTTTTATCTTTTATGTTGGTTTTGCGGTTAAGGCTGCGTTGGGGGCGCATGGATTACTCTCCCCCAGCATTATCAGGAAGCGCGTTCTCCTCTCTTTTTTCGGACTTTCCGAATTCTAAGGAGAAGGGGTCGATAGATGGCGGAACAGCTCCGTATCGGCCCTGTAGATAAATATTTTCAAAACTCTCGTTCTTGCGTGTTTTGATCTCCGCTAGAGAAAAATACTCTGACGAGCCAAGGTAAGATTTTTCGACAAACCAAATTTCATCCCGGCGTAGAATTTCGGGATTGAGAAGATTGGTGTTGTGAGTTGTGGCTATAAGCTGGGCGCCCTTCCGATTTATCTCTGAATTGGTGAATAGGCTGATAATAGCTTCCACGGCGAACGTGTGGAGGCTGGCGTCTAGCTCGTCAATAATTGCAAGATCACCGTCATCCAATGCTTTAAATACATTGTTCATAATGACCAATAGGCGCCGTGTTCCGGAGCTCTCTAGTTCAGTTCCGAAAAATGTTTCTCCGCCAGAAGAATTCTTATGGGCTAGTTCAATTTGATATTCTTTCTCATCAGGTTGGGGTATTTCAGTATCCGGGTCAAATTGACCATGTTTCTTGACTAACTGGAAAACATCTTTCATTATACTTTTGATGTTTTCTGGTACTTCTACGGCAGTTTTCTTATGTTTGCAGACGCCAGTTCCTATCATCTCTAAAAATTTGATAGTCCTATTATCGATCTGGTCTTCGCGAAATGTGGCATTAATCAATGATTTCGCGACAGATATGTTGTTTGTCGCAAAAACATTTCCGAAAAAAATTGGAACTTGACTAAGGTCGTGGTGATTGTTTTGTGTTGCTATTGAAATGAAAAGGGCGTTTGGTTTCAGGAAGTCAAGGAGAAGTTTTTTGGGTCCTTTCATTCCCGGCCCAAAAGATACGTGATCCTTTGAGCGTTCGTAAAGTTTGCGTCGACGTCCCTCAGGATAGCTGTAGAGCCATTCTTCTAAAAACTCTTCGTCGGTATATGTAAATCCAAAGTCATATCGTATTCCGTTCTGCAGAAAGGAAATCTCAAACGTTGTTGGCGTAATTTCCCATTCATCATCAAGCAAAAATGGGGTTCTTGAGATCTTTGCGGACCTAGATGCGTTGCGATGCGAATCGAAAACCAAGTTCCTCATTGCAACAAATGCACTTAGGAGATTGGATTTTCCTGATGCATTTGCCCCATAAATAAGGGCGCAAGGCAGCACGCCATTATCAGCGCCAGGCACGCTGACATTGATGGGCGCATGGGGTCCGGCCAACTTGGTGCCGACCATGGACAGCGTCTGTGTTTCCCGAATTGACCTGAAATTCGTCGCGCTGAAACTTAGAAGCATGCTGGCACCCTCGGTTAAATTTGTTTTCTATGTGTGTTATAGGGCGTTTTTTGCAAAAATTCTGCATATAGCCGTTTCTAATGATAGCTGTGGGCCAATTTCGTGTCAATTCGGGCCTTCCCTTAGCTCGTTCTGGCTGAATCATATCCGCAGGGATCCGCCAACTACCTTGCTGCTAGCCTATCTTCCGCCAGTGACGTGGGCCAAGTGAGCGCACCTGTCTGCTGAGTGTCGCTTTGTTAGCTATAGGGTTGTCCAGGTAAGCGGGCGGCAATCGCCCGTAGAGGGCTCTAGTCCGTTCCGAACAGGTATGTAAGTTAGCGAAATTTTGTAAACCACATGCAGATGTTGAAATTTTATGTAGCCTCGATCCGGTGCCAGTTAACTGTCGAGGCTGATGGCTGCTGCATGTCGGTCTGAAGACGTCCGGTTCCGTGCATAGTTAACGCGGTGGAAGTGTTTGGGTGAGGTTCGGGTGAAATTCACCCGAAAAGCCCGCTTGTTCTCGGTTTGTTCTAGTAAATCGACTGTATCAGTTTTAATGAAATCAATGGGTTACACCTGTCTCGATGCGTTGACATCGCAGGGGTCGCAAGTTCAATCCTTGCCACGCCCACCATTTCAACCCCCTGAAATCGCTAAGCATACCCAAGCGTGCTTCGGCGCGCTTTT